CGCTGCTTTTGTTGTTTGCCATTCTTCTTGCTGGGAGCCATCCCAGGAGGAGAACGAAGATCGCGGGAGCGAGAGATTTGGCTGATACAGCCGGAGTACCCTAGGAGAGGCTCGCAGACTCTGTCCGCACAAGCCGCCGCCGAAGACGCTTTTGCTTCATGGCATGCGGGACAGTGTATAAGCGAATTCCATGCATAGTCGAGTGGATCTAACGTGCAGCCGGGGTAGCGGCAAACATCCCAATATACACCTGGCCGTTTCCAGGTTAGCCTTTTGTCATCACGGGTCGGCCACTGGCCTTTAGTCACCCCTCACTGGCTAGGTGGAGACGACGATCACCGCAAAGCAGTCTCGATCTCCCGGGGCCCCTCACCAGCGTCATGCCGTCCATGAGGAAGTCACCCGGGATCGCTACTTCTGGCCATTGACTGGCCTTGACTACAAATTGCGGATCCCTCCCGAACCCGATCCGAACGCCATTTTACGGCATGCTCCAAACCAACCCTGGGACTGGGACAATGACGTGCTCTCACATCTACCACACCAACGGTACCCATGCTCTTCACCCAGCTGACCCTGAGCTACTGAACGATAAGGGAGGCTCACGACGGGGAAGTTGAATTTTACGTCGTGCTGTGCAGTATCAGGTGCGCTGCTGCAACAGACAAACAGAGGCGTGACATAGCTATGCTAGCTACGATTTTAGTGGTTTTTGATTTTCTGCGCCAAAATGGCGATACGATACGGCGTTGAACTAACGCTTGCCACATCCACTGTCTGCTCCAACCAAGCCTAACAACGCCAACTATAAGGGAAAAAGTTTGTTGCAGGCTTCGGGGTGCTCGGCGGAAGCATTTATCCCCTGGGGCGCCCTTCTGGCGCAAAGAACGGCGAAATGCCAAGAACGATCATAAGATCAATTATCCACCCAACTCACGCCCGAAGGCAGGTGCCCGTAGGCACGGCGCTACGTGCGCCAAGTCTGTGGAACAATCAGACGGGCGTCCCGAATGGGCATGCCGGGGTCGAGCTCAATCAACCCGCACAGCACGCTCTCTTCTTCGAGACTAATGTCACCGGCCGCAAGGCGCCTCAGGACGTTCCAGGGCGCGTTTGTTGTATAAGTTGGGGACGCAGGCGTCGGTACACCTTGCCGAGGCGCGATATACTCCGACATCTGAGAGTTGGTGAGCATTTCGCCTGTGTCGGCGAGTGCCATCTGCCTGACGGCATCTCGAACACCATGACTCAGAGTCACGAATCTTCCGTCGACTCGTGCCTGCCATCCCTTGGCCAGCGCATTGCAGAATTCGCGCATTCCATCGATGTTTCGGTAGCCTTCGGCTAATCGGTGGAAATTCAAGGATTCAACCATGGCCCTTTCGCTGTCTGTCAACACAGCTGTGGACCACGCTTTGTCCCTGATGAAACGTTTGATCTCTGGACACATGACAACCATGTTACAATCGAAGACAGGTTTTGCGTCGTAGGTCAACCTGTGGTAGCCCACGTACGTCGTAACGCCGTAACCTGGGCCATCGTTCCGAACTATCTTCGGGATCCAGCCTAGGTATTTGAAGTGGTCTTCGAGGCATTTGTCATCAATCGGCTCCGTCATGGTGATGTCTGCGTCATCACCTTCGAAGTTGCATCTGACTTGATGGCACATACCGTCCCGTGCAGATATATACGAGCATGGTTGCGTCGCTGATGTCTTCACGAGATTCTTGATCACGTTGTCTATGTCTGTATCATCAACAAAGAATGCGAGCCAGGCTGCAAAGTTTTGCAGGTAATTGAGTTCTGACGTGCCGCGGTCTCCAGACTCGCGCATGCATATGCCCAAATCCATGCGTAACTTGACTTTCTCCCCAGACTCGTCTTTTGTCCTCATCATCCATTTGCAATCGTCTGCTCGTTCGCGCAGGTTCTGCTCGATCAAGTCAGCCGGTACTTCCGGGTTGTAACCCATTATCTTCAGGATGTGAGCCAAAATGTCGTTTTCGAATTTCTTCAGCCCTTTGTGGATGCCCCATTCAAACCCGGTCAAATCATTCTCGATGTTGTACAAGCGTTTATACTGCGACATCTCATGATTCACCATGCTTATCTCGCGCATGACTTCAGCCTTCGCTCGATATTTGATGGACCAACCCCTCAGTGCTGAGAACAGGCACTTACCATGAACAGCAAATAACCTCGCCACGACGCACAGTCGTGTGTTGCCGTGTGCGGCGATGGAACGCGGCTTGGGCTTGGCAGTCACCTCCGCCTTGACGTGGGCCTGCACAGCCTGCGGCTTATCCTCGAAGAGAATCTGGTCCATTAGACGCATGTTCTCCTCGTTCCCGTACTTAACCGGTAGTGCGTCCGAATCACGACAGACTTTGTTGTCATTTGATACGACACGGTCCTTGTTGTACACGTACTTCTTGAGAGCATCCGCAATGAGCGTGTACTTGCGCTTGAGTGCGGGTGACCTACTGTCTTGCCCTACACCCCTCGCCTTGCATGCATCATAACGTGTGCTAAAAGAAGCCTGTAACGTTTCTGAATTGTTTGCGAATAAGCATGGCATACCATCTGTTGTGTCCGGCATCCGTTTATACGCCTGACGTGCTCCAACGCCCGCAGAGGGCGCGAGTGCGTCTGACGTCACGTCACAGCTCGGGACTTCAACCACGATGGGTTCCACACTTGTCTCTTGGACATCAGGAGCGGACCCTGTGCAGATAACCGCACTGTCAAGCTGGTCCGCGTCCTTTGCCTCCTCCAGTCCTACCTCCGGGTCATCGAATGACGTCGGATCGAAGACGATCTCCTCATCGTCGAGCGATGGGCCGTGGCGCCACGCCCGAAACTTCGGATCGATCGTGAGCACATATTCTTCGAGGAAATTGAAAAGTCCCGGGCAACCTGTACCTTTCATTCCAATCGCACACCTTGTGGGCAGGTTGCGTTGTATCGGTGCGTGTTGCGACTCGGTAATCACGGCATACTTGCCAAGGGTTCGAAGTGCGTACGCGTAGTCGCCCTTCTTGCAAATGCCCCTCACAGCATGGACTAGTTGTGCCTCAGAATTTTGCAGCTTATCACCATAGGCCACGTGACTCTGTGCTAGCCCAACGATGTGCGCTGTGCAAATGACTAGTTCCGTTGGAAGGAAGACGTGAATGCTCTTCACCGAGGGCGTGAATGAGCCCTTTAAAACATACTCGAAGTTCTCATACGCGGTCACTGGTTCGTCGGAGCAACGCCGACAAGAGACTGGGATGGGTATGATGCAATCGCTGTGCTGATCGACGCTACGCGCTCGTGAGAGCAACGCAACGCTCGGCGCCCAGCAGCGAAGGCAAGGATCACCACCCGCTGTTCCGAACATGTCTAGTTTGTGAGGCTAAACAAGGAGCTGTAGCTGCGTGACTTGCTCAAGGTCACCAAGTCTCAAGCCGCCGAAACGCTTGAG